AGTTTGTGCTTCAAGGCGGCGCTCTTCTGGGATTTCTGGCCCCGGCTCTAACCGGCACCAAGGCGCGTAGGGTGGAAACAGGCCAGACTGGATGCGGTTGGCAAAACGCTGCGTCGCATTGATGGCCGTGCTATCAAACACGCGCACCATTTTGTTTTGCCCCGGAGAGCCACCGCCCTCGTAATAGCCATCATAAAGATTGCGCTGTGGCAAGCCAAACTCATAGCAGTCTTCATAGATCTGCCGCCAGTTATCTTTGCGCCGCTGCGCCACGTCGTGACGCTTTAGGATATCTTCAACACTATGCACTGGCTTGGTTCCTTTTACTTATGGCTGCCGATTTTCTTTTGGCGTCTGCTTTTGAGCTAGCGCCCCAAGCGCGTAGCGATAAAAGCAGACGTGTAGGCTCTCCCTTTTCATTACGCTCTGGCCCTGGCATACCACCCATCCTAGCCAAGAATGATGCGCGGCGCGGATTGTCGCCAGACTTTACCGGCGCTTTTAGGTTCATGCCCTGCGCTTTAGCAGAACGACGACCAGCAGCGTTCAAACCACCTTTTGGGTTTTTGCCTGCACTGCGTGTCCAAGCCGGTGACCTAGCCACGCGCCGCCCTCATATTATCAATGAGGTTTGGATATGGCCGACCAGCTTTTTTAGCTGCCCGCATAGCGCTGCGCTTCTTAGCAGAACTCAACGCCTTTGGCTTGCCCAAATCTTTTGGCCGCTTTTTATCCCAAACTTGCTTTGCCATTATTTACCGTAACCCTTACCTTTTTTCTTAGGCATAATCTTTCCTCTTCGCCATTTTAGTTTTCATGTTAGCCTCAGTTACCCGGCCACCAGTCTGCCGGGCATACTCTTTAGCTGCCTTCATCCCAGCCTTGCTATAAGCAAAGTGCCGGGTCTTACCATCTTTGGAAACTACTTTTGGCATTTATGCTCCTAATCGTGATGAGGTTGATAATAATGTGCGTGTGCCAAGCTGCGTCATCCCAGATTTGCGGCGACGTAACCGCTCGGCTTCAATCTCTTTTGCGAGGTCTGAGCGAATAACTTTTTTACCAAGCGTCGCTTTTTCTTCTTCTTCTTCTTCTTCTTCTGGCTTGACGATAGGGCGCGACCCACCACCGCGATCATCGCCCATTCGCTCTCTGTCCTCGCGGGCTTCAGCGTCGGGGTCACGACCTGTCAACCTGCCAAGGCTATCATAAACGCCACTTACTCTGCCGGTGCGGCTATCATAAACCGCCCTTGAACCTTCTTTACTTAACACGTCTTTCATGCGGCTTCCCATAAACTGGGCTGCATAGTTTTGCGCTACATTAATCCCAGCGAATGGTATTGCAGCAGCAATAATTTTGTCGCTTGTGGTCATGTTGTCGATATTTTTTTTGCCAAGCGCAATTTGCTTATTTATCTGCTTTTGTGCTTTATCTTTCTTTCCCTGCGGCGTATTTGATCCGGGGCGCTGTTCAGCGCCACCACGGTCTGGCCCAGAGTAACCGCGACCGCCGTCATCCCGGCTGCTTCCCATACCCGCGCTAGAACGACCACCACCGCGACCGCCGGATGACCCACCACCGCGACCGCTGCCACTTGCGCCAGAAGAGCCACCAGCCGCCCCGCCCGATCTCTCCGACCCAAAGCCAGAACTTTCATTACCAAACCCAGGCGGGTATGATGGGACGCCTTTATGAAACTCACCTGTTCCACCGCGTGATTTCAGAAGCTCGGCTTCGGCTGGCGTGATATAAGCCAACAAATGCCGCTGGCCTCTAATTGTGGTTCTGCTTGGTGGGTTTCTTTTTGTCATATCTTACACCGGCCCTAATGTTTCTGTGATGCCCTTCTCGGCGTCTTCGCGAGTTTTAGATAACAGCATCCGACGACCGCCAGTATATCGAGCGCGGCGCTGTGCCGCTAGCTTCATGCGCCTATCGCGATCCTCAGCCTCAACCTTTTGCTCTTGACGTTCTTGAGCAGCCACCAATTCTGGATCTGGCTGTTGTGGTTTAGGACTGCCGCCAAATAATCCGCTCATTTATAATACCTCGCATACATTCGATAATCAGCGCCGTCAGGGCCGTAGCTTTTTAATAAACCTTCTGGCGTGAATTGTAACGCATCAGCCCACCTAACAGCAAGGTCATTCTGCGTATTTACTGTTAGCTGCAACCGCTTCAATACCATCTCGGTAGCAATCAGGTTGAAATAGCGGTATGCGCCTTTTGTAAGTGATACCGGCGCGGTAGCAACGTGGTCTGTTGTCAACATCCAGCCTTCAGCAACACCCGGCCACAGCTTGTTAATGCCAAAGCAACAAGCAATCTTGCCACGCAATAATGCTGTGCAAGCAAGCCCACCTGTGCCTGCTGCCTGCAAAGCCTCTTTATAATCCGGCACAAGTTTTAAAAACTGGGCGTCAATCGGCCTTAACTCTGCCATATAGGCATGACCCCAGTAAAACGGCACAATAGAAACCTCACTATTGCCGCACAGCGTTTCCCGCCAGTTAGAATATGTTAAAATCTGCATTGGCTGTTAGCTGATTAAACTGTTTGCTAAACTGACTATTGCGCGTAATGCTCCGCACCTCACCGGCACCAAGCATCAAATACCCAAACGCATCACCGACGTGCGAATGCTCATTTTTATTTGGCGCATCTCGGAACCGCTCATACCCGGCACCAACCGCCACGCGCTTAAAATGGTAACCGCCCGCCAGCGATTTGCGGGTGCGGGTGCATTTACTGCTAACCACCAACCCAGCTTTGCCATCTATCATGCGGTTCATTGGCATAGCACCGGCCTCGCGCCGCACTTTAAAATCGTTGGTGCTAGTTGGCCGGGCATGAAGCCCCATCGTTTTTAAATGCTCAAATGCGGTGACCTCAAAGATCTCATCGCGCTTGACACCTGCTGGGTCACCCCAAACCAGCACGTCGCTTTTCGGAAACATGCTTTGTATGTCAGCCAGTAGGTGATGGCAGAACCGCTCAAGCCCCATATCAAAAGCCACAAGCTCATGCACGACATTCCATCTGCCGTTCTGCATTTTCTGCCCAAACACAGCCGCCGGGGTCAAACCAAAGTCAAGCCCAATATGCACCGGCCAGCCCGGCTCAATCTCAGCATCACCAGACATCACGCTGTCACTGTACTCAGGCCAGACCGGCTTGCCGTCTTGCACATAAACATACTGCGCCCCGGCATAGCATTGTATCCAGTCCAGCGTCTTACCAGCTAGCTGCTGTTCATAATATCCGACCGGCAGGTTGTTGACGTTTTCAGCCTTCGGATTATTCAACCAATGCTTGCCAGCCGCAAACATCGCATCTTCATGCTCGGCCGTACCCTCGACTACGCCGCCGGGTTGCTTGTAAAACTTCCAAGGATATTTTCCGCGAATAGGATTTTTCTCGGCAAGGTTCGGCCACCAATGGTCGCTATCCATTGGGTTGGTACTCATCCAAACACCGCGCCAAGTGCAACCAGCATTCGATTTGGTAGGATAACGACCAACACGCGATGTCAATCCATCAACCACCGCCTTTGGCAATTCCCTGGCCTCGTCAATAAAGCCCCCGGTCAATTCTAAAGACAACAGCTTTCGCACGTCGCGGGGTTGATCCAGCGCCAAAAAGATCACCTCACAATCAAGCCCAGCCGCGCCATCACGCGGCGGCAGCTTGATGTGATGGGTGATCGGCGGCGACCAGCGCATCGGCCCCCAAACATTCTCCGGGAATAATTCTTGCCACGTTTTAATCGTGGTCGTGCGTAGTTCCGGGTAACTGTTTCGGATAACTGCAAACCGAGTATATCTGATCCCATCTATCGGCGACGGCTCCTGCTTCACCGCCCGCAGCATCACTTCCGCTAATGAAGCAAACGTCTTGCCAGACCCGACCGGCCCCATCAACCCACGCACGAAACTGTCGTCTTGTAAAAATTGCCATACTGTTGGGCTTTGCGAAAAATCAAGGTTTAAACCCGCAAGCGCTTCAGTGGTTGGCTGCTTGCGACGCCGG